GCATCTACGGCTTCATAGAATGTGTCATAGACTTCTCCCATGTCATCGTTGTGAGCAAATAGTTCCCACCACGGATTCATACGATACACTTCAAATCCTGCATTACTAATAGTTTTAATAAACTGCAGCAACTGAATGTCATCGTTGATACCTGCAGCCTCTAAGTCGTCAGAGTATCTAACAATAACTCCATACTCATCTGTTAGTTCACCATTAACTAAGTTTGGTATTGTTAGGTGCATCTCACCACCACGTTCAATCTCCACCACACGGTCAAGGTATGTAATGGTTGCATAAGACTCATAGCCCTCTTGCCACACATAAAACTCTGGCATCTGCTTACTTGTAGGGATTGTCTGTGTGTATTCTACTGTAACGCCTTCTAATGTTTTCATAGTTCGTATCCTACTACACTTTCTTTGTTAAGTCAAGTCTTGTTATGTTATAAGCAAGGATTTCTTCTAGCCTGTAATATTCAGCTTCTTCTACTGAATCTTCTTCTAGATACTCCCATTTACCTGATTCCTTGTTATAAAGTAATCTATCACGGTCAAGCAGTTCTCCCTCTGCATCTACCATAAAGGCTCCCCAGTCTTCATCATATACAACCACCCAATGGTATTGCTTACTCATACTTCTACTTCTCCTAAATCCATTAGATAATCTTCCTTGCCACACTCAATGCAACTAAATACCATTTCATCTTCATACTCTAGAAATGTAGCGTCACACATACAACACTTAACCTTGTTCATCAACATACTATACCTCGTGTACAATTACGTCTTGTAGATACAAAACTTCTGGGTCAATCTTATAGTTATTTATTAAAGACTGCCTCGCTTCTTCAATAATAAACTCATCAGATAAATCTGGGGTATTAAAAGAAACACTTGTAATAATTACCATTGCTTCTAATACAAACTCTACATTATAGTTATACATTAGTTAATCTCCACTTCTAATCCGTGATACTCTAAAGAAATCATTGTCTGTTCTAAGTCAGCAGAGTCGTCACACTCATCATAGTAGCCAAGGTTCTTAAAATGATTCCAAGCATCATCATTGTCAAATTCTGGGTTCTCTGCTACATACGCTTCCCAGTCTTTTTGATCTATCTTCATTGACCATTGTGATTCAAAAGTTCCTTGAAAGGTTCCTGTCAAATACATTACACTATCTCCAGTCTGTTCTTGGCAAAGAATAGGTCTGTGCCGTCTTCATCTTTAATTGAAATCTGTGCGGGTACATCAAATTTGTCAAGGAATAAATTATGTTCTATCTGCCATTCTTGATCTTTAACAAACTCTACCATAGCCTCATGTGAAATAGGGTGTCCATGAATACCATACTCACCTGTATCTAACATCATTTTAATTAATGCCTCTTCTGAATAAATAATCTCTGTTGTTGCTACTAAATAAGTCATACCTTTTTCTCCCTAATTACTATTTGTACCATTTCTTCTGTATTGTAATAAATCTTTACAAATTCATAAGCAGTTTGCCATTGTTCTAATTCAATGCCACCAACATTATGTAGTTCTACTAGATCATCTGCTAATTGACTAGCAAGATTTTTATAATCCATTTTGTTCCTTTTGTAGGCTGATACTTTGTATCCTATCATAAGGGTCTGACATTTTTGCCCAGGTTATTCCAGGCGATTTCTTAATGCGTCATAAAATGATTAATAAAATAATTAGGGGGCGCGGGCTTTGCAGCTCATAGATGGTGAGCAGTTTAGTGGTCATGCTCAGGACCGTGCTACCCTTATTTATACTCTGTGTAACTGAGAGTCTCTTCCGTTCAGATTTTATCCTACTAGGCGAAGGCAACCTCTTTCACAATGGAAAGTAGTTTGTTTTTCTCTGCTGTGATAACTGGGTCAAAGCCTGATGCACTTGCAAGGATTCCTTCGTTGTTGCCATTACGGGCAGAACGATACCAGTCAAGTCTTTCAGTCAATGTGTTGAAAGCACCCCAAGCAGTATTGTTAATCATTGAATTAGTATCTGATGCAAAAATCTCATCAAGCAATTCAATCTTGGTTTCCCACTTGGTCATTGCACCCTTTGCATCTTTCTTTGGCATTGGGTATGCAGTCTCAACAATCTTTGCAAAAGTAGACTTGGTGATTTCTTTCTCAATAAGTTCTTGAGCCATTTTGTCAAACTCGTCCATGTAAGTGTTAGCCAAGCCAAGTGCTTCTCTTGCAACCATGATACGACCCTCAAGTGTTGATGTGTGACGCATCTTGAAAGACTGCTTGACACCTCGAAGAGCCATGTTAAGGGTATTTGCACACACAACACGAACAGGAGTGATTGACGCTTGAACAGCAATCGAACCGTCATGTGATGTGTTTACAAGTAAGTATGACTTAACAACATCTGCAACGCCATTGGGGTCAAGTACAGTTTCACGCTCAAGAGCAAGAGAACCAAACACGACACGACCATTCTTTAATGAACCTGCTGTTTCCCAACGAGCACCGTCAAGAAGATTATCCGCAAAAGCAAACAGTTCTTCATTCTGCAAAGTCTGGTAACGCTCACCAACAACTGCTAGAACATCTGGGTGTCCGTCTTCTGGGTGGTCACGAACAACAAGAAAGTTAGATTTACTTGATGTGTAATCTTCAGGTAGTTGCACATCTTCAAGACGTACATTCCAATTTGATAAGTGGGCTATGTCCATAACCTCACGAGTGGTATGTTCTTCTGTAACAACAGTTCCCAAACCATGCCACGCTGGTTCACGAAATGAATACATAGAACCAACACCATTTATAACTTCGACTGCATCAGCCATTTTTTTCTCCTAGGAGGTAGTTTGTTTAATAGTCTTACTATAACACAGAGGTCTGACATTTCCTAATCTAATCAGACATTTCAGGGGCATTTTCTTAACCTCTTAAATAACGATTTGATAACGGGGCGCGGATCAAGCTTTGAGAGGGGCAGTTTATTGTCATGCCCAGGACCTCTCTACCTACCAGAAGAGAATTCTAGTATCTTTCGTCTATTGAATCAATGTCTGCATCAAATTCTTGAATCTCATACTTAGACTCATTTGATTCGATTGTGATGTCAAAGTCATAGACACTTAAATCAGAAGCATCTTCATTGACAGGAATAGAAACAGTTGCTTTGATTGTTACATTGAATTCAACTTCAACTTCCTTGGACAAGTCAATGCCAAAGATGTTTGCAATTTCAGTTGCGTGTTCTTCACCAATCTCATCAAAGTTCTCAACAAGATAATCTTTTAACTTGTCTTGTGCTCGTGAGTTACGGTTGTTAGTTTCTTGTAGTGCATCTAGCCTCCAGTAAGTTCTGGAAATGTCGTCTGCATTTTCTAAGTCAAACTTTGAATCTGAAGGTGTGCCATAGTAGTAACCCTTGCGTACTAAGATAGTTGCCTTTGGGTCATACGCTGGTGTTACTGCTACTTGCTCTGACATTGGTGTTATAGTTGCTGGTATTCCGAATGTTGGCTCACTTGTTGTGAATTCCACGATTATTCTCCTTGTAGGTTGTTTGTTGAAACTAGTGTATCAGAGAGGTCTGACAATTCTACCCATTCCTCTAGTTCTGAATCCCACTTGAATTTAGTGGTATCCACAGGGCAATCTTGATACCAATACTCTGGTGTGTCGTCATACTCACATTGGCACTCTCTATCTAGTGCTTTGTGGTCAGCGTGGGATTCTGGAATGTCCCATTGTTCACAGGCTATGTCTTCTCCACCTTCAAATGTGCATCTTCCACCCCAACCCTGCTCTTCCTCATACTCATAGTCAAACTCAAGAGTTGGGTATTGTTCTGATAGTTTCATTAGAACCTCGCCAACAGGACTCCAAGCGGTTTGGAAATGGTACATAACAGAACCATCATCATTAACAGTTTTAATAGTGTTAGGATACTCAGACTTATTATCTACTGCTACGTCCCACTTAGTTCCCCAGTTACGGCAGTTCCAATGATACCAGTCTTGGTCTTCTTTCATAGAGCGAACAAACTCTTGCATAAAAGATTCACCATCAAATTTACCATCATCATCTTTCTTGATGTTCTTGTTACCCTTGTGCACATCTGTTTCATAGTATGCTTCAAGGTCTGTTGGCTTTACAATGTTCCAAAAAGCAAAGACAGGATTGTCATAGTGCTGTTCATCTGCAACCCAAACAATTTCACCGTTCTCAAATTTATGCTCAGGGAAATGCTTTACGAATGGCTGGTTAAGTTGTGCAACCATCTTATCTAATTCTGATTGCTCACCTGATACAACAAGTGAATTGAATACCCAGTTTGGCATTGTTACTTCTTTCTAGTAGGTTATGATGAAATCATACCACAAGGGTCTGACATTTTCAGGGAGATTTCTTAAACTTCTTAAATAAGTTATCCACAGGGGGCGCGGCTCAGCTCTGCGATCTGGATGGGACTTGAACCCACGACCTCCGCCGTGACAGGGCGGTGCTCTAACCAACTGAGCCACCAGACCAAGTGTGTGCCAGGATTTAGATCTCTATCATTCAATCACCAACAACCTGGCGGTATTGGCTACCTTTTAATTAATTGAGTTATCTTACCAAGAGGCTTGATACTCAAAACTATCGAACTTACTTTCAAGGCATCTGTTAATAATGCCAATAGTATCGTTCAAATCTCCAAAGTAGTATTCATCATAGTCAGTAGAGCCAAAAAAGAATCCACTACCTGTTGGTAATAATTCTTCTGCACTTTCTGGATTAGCAATTACTTCAATGCAAAGTTCTTTTAACTGTTCTAGATTTTCTCTACGAACATAGATTGGCTGACATTCATCAACACCATCTGCTAAGTTATTTACAAACCAATGATGAATCATATTTGATTTACGCCAGTAGCCCATTGGTACATCAACAGTAATACCAGCAAAGCCACTCTTGTCAATTACATCTTCTAATTCAAGACGACTAACAATTTCATTAAAGATTGGGTTAATCGTGTCTTCATCTTCTTGACGATTAAAGTTGTGACGGTAAACGTATTCGCTTGCACGAAGGTACATATCTAGTCCCATAGTGTTCTTCTTTCTTTTGTAGGTAGATTTATCTTATCATAGAGGTCTGACAGTTTAAGGGTGGGGCGAAAACGAAGATAAACACCCCACCCAAACTTGTCTTAACTACTTAGCAGTAGTCCAACGGTCTTGACCATTTACGTCAAGACGGATACGCATTGAGCCGTTAGCGTTCTTTACTACTTCCTGAACGATACCAGTTACTTTGCTCTTTGCCGTTACGAACTGTGAGCCAACAGTTGGGGCGATTGTCTTTGCCATTTGCTTCTCTTTTCTTTTGGGGAATTGTTTCCCGTTGTTGTTATAGTATTACTATACCAGAAAGGTCTGACAAAATCAAATCCATTCAGGTAATTCAGGGGTGATTTAGATCACATCTTAAAGACTTGACAAATGCCAGGTCTTGGGGCGCGGATCCTTCGAGCTAGGTTTTAATTTCATTACTAAAATAAATACTTGTCATTATAGTAATTGAATATATAAAAAACACTAGCAAGAATCCAAGGACCATTACATCCCTTCCCTTAGTTCGAGGTATTCAAGATAAATATCAATAGAAGACATTTCTCCCATTAGTTTATCTAACTTAGAATATATTTCATCTTCTGTTAATTCTGGTTTGCGATTAAATAGTTTCATACAACGCATACAATTCTTGTACAGGGGAACTTAAAGATTTTTCAATAAGTGAAATACCTGTTGATGCTAATACATCTAGGATTGCAAATACTGTAATGTCTTCACTTCCACAAGCAGCAAATTCATTTGCCATTTCTTCTGCTAGTTCTGTTTGAGTTTTCATTTTTATAACCATTCTGCTAGATCTCCGTCTGCTATTTCTGAATAATCCATTCCAGTTGCTTCTGCAATGGCTTCCCACACATCGTCTTCATTAAAGATTCCATTGGGGTGGTTTTCCATTAGAATCATTTCTATTGTTTTCATTTGTCCCATTATACGAACACTCCTTGATAATCGTGCGTGGCTGTTTTACAAGATACTATCACATTGTCACCCCAGTTGTCAAGCGTATCCATTTCTTGACGGGAAATTGCAAAGATACCAAATCCTGTTGGGTCTAGTAATTGGTCTTTAATTAAATAACTAATAACCATTCTTGTCCAGTATGAATAATCACCTTGACGAGAAATAGCATGAGTGAAAGCCATGTCTAAATCTTCAGCAATACTATCTGCACCCCAATGGGAATACAATACAACTAATGAATCTGTTCCATCGTCAAAGATGTAATTTACTCTAGCACCCATTTTAGTAACCTGCTTCCGTTAGCATTTTGTTAATAGCATCTAATTCTTCTTTAGACAATTTTGCAAGGGCATTGTCATCTATGACACCCTCGAATAAATTCTTGATTAGTTCTGTATCTGACATAGTGTTTCTTTCTTTAGTAGGTATAGATTTATCTTATCACAAGGGTCTGACATTTTATTAATCTTCAAGATCCCAACAGTCTTCACAAATACCACTAATAAAACGTTCACGCCAAGATGGTGGCACTCTTGATATTACATCTTGTGCATAAGCCCCTTGATTATAACGATACAATTCATCAGAAGACACATAGATTGTTAGGGTATCGCTACATATAGGGCATGAATGAGAATCTACATAGTATCCACTTAAGTCATCAGTTTTACGAATATTGTTAAGGGTAAACATTTTTCATCTTTCTTTGTAGGTATGATTTCATCATAGCATAAGGGTCTGACATTTTTCAGGATAATCCAGGATCTTTTCTTAAACTTCTTAAATAAAAGTTATCCACAGGGCGCGGCTCTTTCGAGCTGCTCCTACTTTCCGTCACTCCACCTTGCAGAATCTAAATACTCATTATCATTTTTTTTATAACCAAGTCCATCAACAAAACCAATGACAGGCAATACAAGAAGTGCAATTACAAATAGTGCAAATAGAAATTTCATACTAATCCCAAAAGGTAGATTTGCCAACGTGTTTTTTCTTGCGTGTGTATTTCTTTTTATTAACGTGCTTGGCAGAAGCGTTGCTCCTACGCAACTCAAGCCTAGCCCTAAGTTGTTCAGGTGTTGCTATAAATTTCATTCTTCCTCCCATTCAGGTTCAGATACCCAAGCATCTAAACGATGACCCTCAACAATTGCAGAGGCAGGTGCATAGTTACTACCACGCCACGAAATTCCTTGAGGCAATTCAATTTCTGCAAAGTAGTCCTCATTCCAAATTGCGTTAATAGCATCTATGCAAGGCTGTACCATTGAGGACGGTACTGGAGGATAGCAATTGTATTGCAAGTGTAGGTTAATCTGTGCCTCAAGTGGCATTGTATCCATAGTGGATAATTCATTTGCGAAGTTTAGTCCCATTTTATTTCTCATTTCTTGTAGGTAGGGTATTTATTCTATCAGATAGGTCTGACATTTTAGAATGGTGGGAATGACCAACAAGGCACAAATTCCTCATAGGTCTTGTTTATTCTTTTGATAACTATTTCAGCAAACATTGGTTCAACGCCTGACGATGCAGACTTGACGGGCTGACCAATGTATTCTAAATACATCTTTACATCTTTTGAAGGAATGTCTAACTGCTTAGCAATTTCATAGACTCTCATTTTTAACCTCTTTCGTTATAGTTATAACTTACCACAAGGGTCTGACAATTTCTACCTATTTTGATAACAAAAAGATAACGAAATTTTCCAGGGGGATTATCCACAACTTCTTAACAGGCTGTGGAAAACGGGGCGCGGGCTTCTCGAACAGGTGTTCGATCAGCTCTGCTTTTAGTATTCACCTCTCAACACAAATGCAAACGAATGTTTTCCTAAGTCAAAAATCAGGGAAGTATTTTTGCGACCAAGGTTTTTGCTAAAGTAATTTGAAAAACTAATTCCAATTACGAAAGTTCCGTCAATTTTGTTATGTACGAATTTCATTATTTGATTACCGCATCTCTGAATCGTGTTAAGTCGAAATTAGAATTATCTCTTTTGAAAAATGTTTGAAAGTCTGAAATCAAATCCTCAAACACTTGTGAGTCAATGTCCAAGTGGTATGAGTTTAGAATCTCTGCAATTTTTACATAGTCTTTTCTAGTCATCATTATTTATTTATTCCTAACTTTGCAAATTCTAATTCTGTGTATGCATCTACTAGAGCAGATTGCAATTCTGCTATGTAGTTATCCTTATTCATCATCTGTTGAATGTATGCAAACAGTAAGCCGAAACTACTACCTGCGATTAGTGCGATTAAGATTAGTTCAGTCATTGTGTGACTTCCTTTCGTTTGTTTGTTAGTTTTATCTTACACTAGAGGTCTGACAGTTTTACCTGTAGACACGCCTAGTCAAGAGTTGGATTTGTAGATTGTAGTAGTCAATCATTCGTTGATTGGTTGGGTCATACTTTAGAGTACGCTCTAGGTCATTGACTGCATCTACTAGCAGTCTTGCATTTTTGATTTTAGTGTAAGCCATTTAAGCCACCTTCCAACCTGTTAGAGGATTACGGTAGATTTCTACCTGTTCACCCGTTTGGGTGTCTACGATTTCGCAAGTGATACCTGCACCGTCATAGCAACTTGCAACCATTTGCAAGGCAGAGTGAATAGAGAGGTATTCGTTAGAGATACCGTCTCTCTTGTTTGTTACTAAGTAAGTCATTTTGACCTCTTTCTTTTTGTCTTATAGTTTCACTATACACTAGGGGTCTGACAATTTTGGGACGTTTGGGGGTGTGTTTGGTGTGAAGTGCGTCACAATTTCAGGGGCATTTCATAGCCATCTTATACACAGGTTATCCACAGGGGCGCGGCACGTTCGAACATCTGTTCTATGATGTACATCACAAAAATATTGTCTCAAATAGTGAGATTGGGGTTGAAATTGTCAGGGGTATAGTGTAAGTTAGAACTATAAGAAAGGTTGAGAGTGAGCCTAGCAAATAAGCCCTAACGGGATGAGCCTAGCAAATAAATCTCAACACTAACAGAAAGAGAAAAAAATGTTCTTCTTCCACCTAAGAGATGTTCTAACCTTCGTTGCTATCTTCTCACTACCTGCCCTACTACTTGAACTACAACTGCTAGTCATTGGTCTAAATGGTATGACTGGCAACGTTATGATTGCCACTGCCTTTATCGGTGCTGTATCTGCAATTGGTGCGGTAGTCATTGAAGAACTAGACCTATAAAATTGTCAGACCTCCCTGCTAGATTAAAACTACCTACTAAGAAAGAGAAATAATAATGACTGAATTAGCATTTGAAAACATCACCAAGAATAAGTGCATCACCTGTGATGATAAACTAACGGCTTGGGAAATTAATTACTGCATTATGTGCGAGAGTGACCAAGAAATAGAAAACTTTTTTGATGATGACTTCTAAAATCTAAAATCTTTGCACTTGTCAAAACTAAAATAAATAGATATGGGCTCACTAATAAAGTGGTGAGTCTATTCTAAAATCATGCATCATACACATTAACAAAATATTCAGATTTTCTTCAAAATGGGATCTAGCTGCAAATATAAAAATATTCAGATTTTGCGGGTAAGTGAATATATATCTCAATATGTGAGATTTTATGTTACAATTGTGTTACAAATAATTTAATAGTTCAATGTTTCTGGCAAGCTGATTTGACAAGCATTAAAAATGCAATTACACTATGAGTGCAGCGAATCAAAAAAAGTTTCAGAAAATTCGGGGGCAGGGGGATAGAATTATTAAAAAACAAAGAGAGAAAGATATGAATAATCAAGACTACATTAGATACATCTTCTGGATTGTATTAACAGTAATTTTATTGTCTACATTAACAAACAGTTAATAAAACTATTTTTGTATAATTTCGGGGTTAATTAAATTCATTTCTGGTCATATGCGTTAGCATCCATTATTATCTTTATTAACATATTGACATTATCATATATATCTTCATATAGGGGAATATCTGCATATTTATAAATCCCCCAAAAATCCTACATATATAACGGAGTTATAGAGTGTTGATTGGTATACTATTTCGCCGAATTTTTTGCGTTTTTATTTTTTGCGGAATTTTTAAATGGTAAAGATATAGTAAAGATTATGATATAATTGTTTTATTATGGCAACAAGAATCCAAGTTAGAAGAGATACTGCTGCAAATTGGACAGAAAATGATCCCACCCTTGCAGAAGGTGAAATTGGATTTGAAACAGATACAGGTTTATTTAAAATAGGACGAGCACTTCCACAAACTGCACCAGATGGACTTAACTGGAACAACCTTTCTTATGCTCAAGTTGCAGGACCAACAGGACCAGAAGGTGCAGTTGGACCAGTTGGAGAAGTTGGAGCAACGGGAGCAGAAGGACCACCTGGAGCACCTGGAGCACCTGGAGCACCTGGACTTAATGGTGTAGCTGGAGAAAATGGAGCACCTGGAGCAGCTGGAGCAGAAGGACCACCTGGACCAGCTGGAGCAGAAGGACCACCTGGAGCAGCTGGAGCAGAAGGACCACCTGGAACATTTGCAACAGCACAAACAATTAGTTCTGACATAACTGCAGCTACCTATACAATATCAACATCAGATGCAGGAAAATTATTAATTTTTAATAGAGCTACCACTATCACAGTAACCGTTCCAACAAACGCCTCAGATCCAATACCAGTTGGAACAAGGTTTGATATTTTACAAAAAGGAACGGGTCAAATTTTAGTAAATCCTGCTTCAGGATCAGTAATAATATATTCATCTTCTGGACTATATACAAGAGCACAATACTCAGGTGCAACTTTGATTAAAATTGCAACAGATACCTGGTCTCTTGTGGGAGATTTGACGGATACGGCAGCATAATATGCCTAGTAATTATGGAATTGTAGCAAGTTCTAATTCAATAATCCCAATAATATCTTCTTTATCTCTTGGAATATCTGGATCTTATTCTTCCCAAGTAAGTGGAACTCAAGGATTTTCTTATACTGGATCAGGTCCTTTTACTGCTATACATACAGATATACAATATATTAATAGTCCACTTACTGTAACAGCAACACTATCTGGAGTACCAGAATCTGGAGCAGGTTATAGCATAAACCTTTCAGGAAAGCCTGTATATCTTACATTTTCTTTAAATGGAGTATCTGGAGTTCCTATAGCGACAACTACTAACTCTAGTGGACAAGCAGTTTTTACTTTATCAGGATGGAATAATAATGGTGACGATGGATCAGTTGCCAATTTTGCTGTACAGTTTAATGGAGAAAATTCAGGGCAAATAATATATCCATCATCAAGAAGCTATAATGCCAATTTCTACAGTTATGGTGTGGGTGGTGCTGCATAATGTCTATTGTCCTCACTTCTAAGACATCCTAATTAAAATGATATAATTAAATATTATGGCAAACGTAACAATTGTTAGAACAGCTTCATCCTCTCAAATAAATTCCTTGCTTACCCAGGCTTCTGCATCAACAACGTACCTGACACAGGCTTCTGCATCAAATACATATCTTACACAATTATCTGCTTCAACAACCTATCTTACTAAAAGCTCAGGATCAACAACCTATTTAACTCAGTCATCAGCATCCAGCACATACGCTGCACTTTCTGGTGCTGCATTTACTGGAAATATTTCTACTACTGGAAGAATAACGGCAACTTTTCAGCCAGCATTTAATGCAACTTATACAGATGGCTCAGTAACTTTTAGTGCTGGAGTTGTAGTATTTAATTCTGCTAGAACCAATGTTGGAAGTCACTATTCTACCTCAACGGGAAGATTTACAGCACCAGTAGCTGGACACTATCATTTTGATGTTCACTTTTTCAAATATACTTCTTATACAAATCCATCAAATACATATTGGGGATTTAGGGTAAATGGTGGAGCAACAGTAACAACAAACCATGGAGCACAGGGTTCAGATGGTGGTCAGTCCTTAAGCACTACAATTTATTTAAATGCTAATGATTACATTGATGTTTATGCACAAAATACAATACAAAGCTGGGGTGGGCAATTTTTGCAGTTCTCAGGATATTTGGTAGGATAGGGTATAATATACAAATGAAGTATGAAATTGAATTAAATGATGCACAAGTAAAAGCATTGTCTTATGTAGCCTATGATACAAAAGAATGGATTCAAAATGCCGCTTCAGAACGTGCAAGAATTGCAATGGAAGAAATTTTTCAATTAGAAGTAGCTAGAATGTTAGCAGATCCAACAATTACTGAAATTCCTGCAGATAGAGAAGTGGTAGTATTAGCAGCAAATATTCAATCTGCAAAAGAAAGACAAGATAGTATTACTAATGAAATGATATAATTAAAATACTATGTCTACAATATTTCCATTATCCGCTTCTGTAAATCAAGAATTTGATGGATACCGCTTTAATGGCACATCTTGGGATATTATTGGACAAGAATATAATCCAACAGTTTATTCTGGAACAGAGCCATCAGGTGCAAAAGCAGGGGATATTTGGATAGATTCATCTACAGATGTACCATCTATATCTCCTGAAACTATATTAACTATAAATGCTGCAAGTGCTTTATATTTAACTCAAAATTCTGCTTCTACCACATATTTATCTCAGTCAAATGCTTCTGCAAATTATGCTACAAAAGCATATGCAGACAATTCTTCTTCAGTTGCAGCAGCAGCACTTGTTGACGCTGCTCCATCCACGCTAAATACTCTTAATGAACTCGCAGCAGCTCTTGGAGATGATGCTAATTTTGCAACCACTATTACAAATGCTCTTTCTCCCATTGGTTCTGTCACAGCTTATGCTTTAGCTACACCACCAGCAGGATGGTTGCTTTGCGATGGATCTGTTTATAGTGCTTCAGCATATCCAACACTTAGCGTTGGTTTAGGGTCAACTTATGGAGGAAATGGAACTACAACATTTGCTGTTCCAAATCTTAAAGGAAGAATGCCAGTTGGTTTAGATTCTGCTCAGACAGAATTTGATACTCGTGGTGAAACTGGTGGTGTTAAAGAAGTTACTCTTACCTCAGCACAATCTGGACTACCAGCACACCCTCACGGCATATCAGACCCTGGTCACATACACTACCAGTCTGGAATTGGACTTGCAGCCAATGGTTCTAGAGCAGGTTTGGTTAATCCAGATGGAATTGGATTTACTGCTACTGGATCACAAGTAACTGGTATTTCTATAAGTAATAATACTGCAGCCAACGCTGCCTCTGCTCACACTAATCTTCAACCATATATAGTTATGAATTATATTATAAGGGCGGTATGATAATGGCTAAAAAAGCATATGTAAATGATGGAAATGATTGGGTAGAACTAGCTTCTTCTAATACCGATCTATCTGGATATTTATTAGAATCTACCGCAAGTTCTACATATTTAACACAGAGTTCTGCTTCTAATACATACTCAACAATATCATCTCCAACTTTTACTGGAACAGTCTCTGGTATAACAAAATCAATGGTTGGGCTTGGAAACGTAGATAACACTTCTGACTCAAACAAACCAGTGTCTACTGCTACTCAGACTGCTTTAAATGCAAAGGCTCCAACTGCTGACCCAACTTTTACTGGAACAGTTAGTGCTGGAATTATTAATACAACTAGTGATATAAGTGGTGGTGGATGGGTTGGTGGTGTGACAAATGATGGGGCAGGTCGTGGACTACTAGTTCGTCAGTCTTCTTCAAATGTTAATAATGCAATTATTCAATTTACCAACAATCCTGTAAATGCTCAGTTGGCATCAATTACTGCTGGTGCTGGAGGGCAACTTTCTATGAATAGCACTACTGCTTTTTGGGGATGTATTCAAACCAATACAGTCGCTGGTCAGGCAGTAGTTGTTACATCTGATGGTCAACTTCGTAGAACATCTTCATCTTCAAAGTACAAAAACAGCATTGAAGATTTAGACCATGATGTTGCAGATAGAGTATTAAATCTAAGACCAGTATGGTTTAAGGCTAATGAAACTAACATAGATAATCCAGAAGAATGGTCTTATGTAGGTCTTATTGCTGAAGAAGTTGCTCAGGTAGAACCTCGTCTTGCTTTATTCAAAAAAGCAGAAATTGTTTACGATGAATTTGGAAATCAAAAGTTTAACGAAGACGGAACGCCAGAGATGTTAGAATTTGAATCACCTGAGCCAGAAGGTGTCAAGTATGCTGAACTTTCTGTTTATCTTCTTGATGTCGTTAAGCGTGAAAAGGCTCGCTCAAATGAGCTTGAGCAACGTATAGAGTATTTAGAAAATAGATTAGCAAATTTATAATATACTAAATATTACTACTTGCAGACTTTTCATTAATAGTATCTAATTCATTAACAATCTTATAAGCCCATTGAGTAATTGCATATTCATATTTGTGATAATGATGACCACAAAACATTAATTCCCCTGAAACTCCAGTAGCAAGTACGAATGCTTGAGCACCACATCTATCACAACGATCTGCAATTTTTAATACTTTTTCTTCTTGTTTTTTTACTTTAGTTTCAGGCATTTTTTAACTCCTATGTTATTCATATGTTATAATTGTCATTAAGTCTTACTTTGGAGTATACCATAAAATCGTGAATAATTCAATATCTATGTTTGTTGAAAACTGGCAAATGTTTTTATCTCTTACCGCTATTTTAGGCGTTGGTTATGCAACCGTAAGAAAATTTGAAAGAATTCTTGGTAAGGATGAAAAAGGTAGAACCATAGCAGATCGTCTTGATCGTGTAGAGCATCAGATATTTCCAAATGGTGGCTCAAGCCTTGCAGACAAGGTAAACTGTCTAGGAGATAATCAAGGTGAAATTAAAGCAGATGTTAAGCAATTAACTGGAGAAGTAAAAGTAATTCACGATGTCTTAGTAGCATATATTGCAGATAAGAAATAAAATAGTTTGGTATAATAAGAAAAGTAAGAAAATTTAAATAGGAGTGCCCAATATGACCCCAGGGCTTGTAAACTTTGTTTGTCCTCAAGGAAGCACGTTTAGAAGGACTTTAACATACACCCTGGACGAAGTTCCAGTAAATTTATCTGGGTATTCCTCAAGACTTCAAGTAAGAGAAGCCTATTATTCAACAGACCCATTAGTATCACTAGTTTCTGGTAGTGGAATTACTATGGGTGGATCTGCTGGAACAATTGATATATTAATTTCAGCAAGTGTTACTTCTCAATTTCCTACTGGAACGCATGTTTATGATCTAGAAATAATTAGTCCATCCAATATTGTTGATAGATTAATTGAAGGTACATTCAATGTAACTCCAGAGGTAACTAGATAATGTCTGAAGTTAAAGTAGAGCTTAGTCAAATAAACAATAATGTTTCTGTAAATGAAACAAATGTTGATATTAATTTAACAGAACAAATAGTAAATGTAGATTTAGGAACTTCTGGTCCACAAGGACCCAGAGGAACTGGTCTTCTTAATGGTGTTGGTGCACCATCTGAATCCCTTGGTATAAATGGAGATTTTTATTTAAATACATTAAACATGAATTTGTATGGTCCAAAGACAGATTCAGGTTGGGGAACTCCAACAGATTTAGTTGGAAGTCAAGAGCTTGGTTACGTTCATATTCAATCAGTACCATCTTCGGTATGGAATGTAACACATGGATTAGGGTTTACCCCTAATATTACAGTAGTTGATACAGCAGGAACAGTTGTTGAGGGGTCATATAACTATCCAAATTCAAATACTGTAGTTTTAACCTTTATCGGAGGATTTTCGGGAAGGGCTTATTTATCGTAATGAAGGGGGTGAAAATATATGTCTAGAAAATTTTTAACAAGTATTGACTTAAATCTTAATGAATTACAAAACGGTGTTATCCATAATTTGGCTACAGATCCAGGTACTGGAGTTGCTGGTCAACTTTATTTTAATACTGTTTTGCAAACACTAAAAATCTACAATGGTACAACTAGTCAATGGGAAGCCGTTGGTTCTGCTGAATTTATTGGAGATGCAGTAAATGATTTACTTGATAGTGGAACTGGAATTTCTTTAAACTATGATGATGCTGGTAATTCTCTTACAATTGCTAACACTGGTGTAACCAGCATTGCTGGAACACCTAATGAAGTAACTGTTTCAGGTTCTGCTGGATCAGTTATAGTTAGTTTACCAAACTCTATTAACGTAGATGTAACTGGTGCTTTAACTGGTAATGCAAGTACTGCTTCCACTTTACAGACAGCTAGATCTATTGGTCTTGGTGGCTCTTTGAGTGGTAGTGTTAGTTTTGATGGAAGTCAGAACGTAACAATTACAGCAGATATTGTAGCAGATTCAGTCGCTCTTGGTGCAGATACAACTGGTGACTATGTAGCAGGTGCAAGTGCATCTGGTGCAGGTATCAGTGTAACTGGTTCAGGTGGTGAAGGTTCAAGTCTAGTTATTGCTAACACTGGTGTTACATCTCTTTCAGGAACAGCTAATCAAATAGCAATTTCAGCATCTGCTGGAGCAATTACAATTGGTCTTCCAGATGATGTAACTATTGATGGAAATCTTACAGTAGATGGAAATCTAACTGTAAGTGGAAGTGTAACAACTTTAAATACAGAAACTTTACTAGTTGAGGATAATCAAATTACCCTTAATAGTAACGTAACTGGAACTCCTGCAGCAAATGCAGGTCTTGAAGTTGAACGTGGAGACTCTACAAATGCTTCTTTAATTTGGAATGAATCATCAGATAAGTGGTCGGCTGGACTGATTGGTAGTGAAACTGCTATCTCTCTTGAAGGTCATCAACACGCAACATCTGATATAACTGGATTACAGGAGTATGTTGAAGATACAGTTGGCACAATGCTAACAGACTCTTCAACAATTGATTTCACATATTCAGATAATTCTGCAAGCGTTGGAACACTTACCGCTGGTATCATTACAGCTTCAACAAGCTATTTGACAACTGGTAGTGGTCTTGCTGTTGATATTTCTTCTGTAGAATCAAAGTTAGTAACTGACGGATTCCCAAAGAAGTATGCAGTTGGAAACACATCATTAACATCAACTAGTGGAGTATGCACATGGACTGTAACACACAACCTTGGAACCAAGGATGTAACAGTTCAAGTATATGAAGTTGCTGCTGATTATGCACAGGTAGAAGTAGATGTACAACATACATCAACATCTGCTATAACTATTAAAATCAATAGTGCAACAACAATCACTGCTGACACTTACCGTGTTGTAGTAATTGGCTAAAATATAATATAATATGTGGGGGGCTAGATTAAACCCTAGCCCCTCATATTAGAAGGAAAAAATGGCAAAGAAATTTTTAAGTACTTTAAAGATAGTTAATCTACCTTCAGATCCTACAGCTGGATCCGAGGGAGAGCTATACTTTAATACTTCAGCATCCGTTGCAAAGATTTACCAAGCAGGAGCTTGGTCAGTCCTTGGTGCAGGTGGTGGCGGTGGTAGTACCACTGTTAGTACAACAGAACCAGCATCTCCAGAAATTGGGGATTCTTGGTATAAAAATGATACTGGTGAATTTTATGTATATGACGGATCTTATTGGGTAGAAGTAAATGGTGTAATTGAGGGCACAAACTCATTCAAAACAATATCTGTATCTGGTCAATCTGATGTTGTGGCAGACTCATCTACAGATACTTTAAGTCTTATAGCAGGTACAAACGTATCTATTACAACAAATTCTACCAATGATTCTATTACTATCAATGCTGATTCTAAGTCAACTAGTTCTGTTTATTTAGTTAGAAACAATACTGGTTCAACAATATTAAAAGGAACCTTGGTTTCTGCTTCAGGGGCAGAACCTAGCGGAAGAATAGACGTAGAGCCTTTTGCAGCAGTTGGTGGAATTAACTCAGAACTAACTGTTATGGGAATGGCTACTGCAAATATTTCTAACGGTGTTAATGGAGAAGTAATAAGTTTTGGAACTTTGACTGGATTAGATACTAGAGGTGACGTTGCTAGTGGTATAGCTGTTGGCGATGAAACATGGGCTGCAGGAGATATTCTTTTTGCTCATCCAACTGTTGCTGGAAAACTTACTAAGGTAAGACCACAGCACGACCTGGCTGTTGCCTTTATTACCGTTCGTCACGCATCCACTGGACAAATTGCAGTAAGAATTGTTCCAGGAAATAATCATTTAGAATGGATGCACGATGTTTTAATTTCTGGATCTGTTCAAAATGGAGAGTCCTTAGTTTGGAACTCAGCATCAGGTCTTTGGATGAACCAGTTAGTTTCTGGTGGTGGTGGAGCCACAACTACAATTTCTGAAACTGATCCAGCATCACCATCTGTTGGAGACACTTGGTATAAGCAATCAAATGGATCATTCTTTATTTATGACGGTAATTATTGGGTAGAAGTAAATGGAATTATTGATGGTTTAACTGAAGATCAAGTACAAGACTATGCATCTACACTATTTACACATAACAATCATTCAAATGTTATAGCAACCTATGACGATGTAAATAATAAAATTTTACTAAGTTTGAACTTAAATGCCTATCTTACCCAAGCTTCTGCATCAACAACATATCTTACAATATCATCTGCTTCTGCAACTTATGCAACGCAAGCTGATTTAGACAATATAGATCTTGCTGAATATGTTACACAAGTAGCTGCATCAACTACTTATGCTACAAAAGCAGAAGTTTTTGAAGTAACAGATATTACCCCACTTGACAATATTAAAAGCAGATTTGATGGATTCCAAACAAGATTTTTACCAACATATTTAGGAAATACTGTTGCAATTACAAATCCATACAGACTCTTTTTAAATATTAATGGTATAATACAAGTGGTAGAGTATCCAGAATTAATATGGGGATCACCATTACCAAGACAAGGTTTTTGGATTGATGATGATGGCTACATAGTATTTTCGGAGGCTCCACTACCTGGATCAACATTTGACGCAAGAATGATGGCTGGTTCAACAACTACAACAAAGACGAAGTTGCTTTATCCCTTTGAAGCGGCAGACATTTTATTAGGAGAATAAAAAATGGCTAGAAGAATTTTATCAGAAACTGATTACACTTTTACACCATCAACAAGGACGATTGTTTTAAATCAGAATATCTTACAAGAAAGACTTGTTTTAATTACAAACGTCACAACTAATCAGGTAATGTTTAATTTCTCCGATAGTAGTTTAAAGTTTACATCATTTACTCCATCAATAAATCCAGATGGAACTGGAAAAACAACAATTGTATTAGATTATAATACAGCAGCAATGAATTCAACAGACAAGATTCAAGTTGTCTACGATGAAGCTGAACAAAAATTTGTTCCATCAGAAGCACAACAAGATGGAGCAAATAAATTTAGAGTTACAACACCACAGTCACTAATTGATACTGACTTTGAATATGGTCTACAATCATCAAAGTGGGAAAGCCTTACAATGATTAATAATAGACCATTTGCTTACCCTACAGCAGTAGCAGTGCCTAATATAACTGGTATAGCAATGAGCACAGGTTCTAAAACAGTAACTATTACAACTTCATCTTCACATGGTATAGCTGTAGGAACTCCAATATATGTTCAAGACACTTACCTTTCTTTTGCAAATGGAAACTTTATTGTTGAAACATCTGCAAGTACAACTTTTACTTATACTGCAAGATCAGCAAATACAACATCAATTACAGCAATATTTGATGCATTTAAAACAACAGTTAATGTTGGTGCACTATATACTGGTGCTGCAATTGGTGGAACTCCAACTTGGGCTTATTCTGGTCAGCAGGTTACTATAACAACAACTGTTCCACACGGACTGTCAATTGGAAATGAAATAGCAATTACTGGAACTACAGCATCTACTAATCCACCAAATGGAACATTTATTGTTACAACAGTTGATACTCCAACACAATTTAAAATTTATATTCCAGTTGCTCCAACAGGAACGATAGCTGGTGGAATAATTTACAATCTTCCACAAGGAGGCTTTTTTCATAGACCATTTGATGGTGGCGTAATTTTTTCTAATAATGCTAACTCAAATTACGAGCAGTCAATTAGACAAACTCGTAGATATTTTAGATACCAGTCAGGAAAATCAATTCAGTCATCTACTGGAACAATTTTAAAGCCAAATCTACAGCTTGATTCAATTACATCAGTTGGTCCAATAGCAACTGTACAAACTAGAGAAAAGCATAACCTACAACCTGGAGCTTCAATAACTATTGCAGGAGCAACAGATGCTACATATAATGGAAATTTTACTGTAAGCTCAGTAACTAGTTTTAATCAATTCCAGTATACAATGAGTGCTACCCCAGCTGGTAGTACAGGAACTGGACCTTACTACTGTTCAGTTAATAATTGGTACGGATCTATAAATAGAATGGGAATTTTTGATCAACAAAACGGACTATTTTGGCAGTATGACGGACAAACTTTAAGTGCCGTTAGAAGAAATTCAACGTTCCAACTTTCAGGAAGAGTTTCTGTAACAAACGGATCAAGTACAGTTACTCAAACATCTGCATCATTCCCAACAATATTTGCACAGCAAGCAACTCCTGGCGATTTTATTGTAATTCGTGGACAGTCTTATAAGATTCAAGACATTGCAAGTAATACATCAATGACAATTACACCAGCATACAGAGGTGCAACAACTACAATGGTTACTGTTTCAAAAACAGTAGATACTGTAATTCCTCAATCAGCATTTAATATTGATAAGTTAAACGGAACTGGACCTTCAGGATATAACATTGATCTTGCAAAAATGCAAATGTTTTATATAGACTATACCTGGTACGGTGCAGGAGCTGTAAGATGGGGAGTAAGAGGTACTGACGGAGATATAATTTATGTTCATAAGATGCCAAATAACAATGTAAACCAAGAAGCCTACATGCGTTCTGGTAACTTACCAGCTAGATATGAAGTTTCAACGTTCCCAAGAATTGCTGCGTTAACTGCAACCGTAGGTGCTTCAGATACAGTTATGAACGTAACGTCAACTTCAGAATTCCCATCATCTGGAACTCTTTGCTTAAGAAGTGGATCAGCATATGAGTATATAAACTATACAGGAAAAACAAATACAACCTTTACTGGATTAATTAGAGGAAAAGCAGGTTTGGTATCAGCACAGACACTAACTGTAGCAATTGGGTCAAATAGTGCAACTATTGCATCTGCTGCTGCTTTGCAGGTTGGTATGAGAGTTGTTAGTGCCTCTATCCCAGAAGGAACATTTATAACAAATATAAGTGGAAATACTTTAACTTTTAGCCAAGCAGCTACTGCAGCAAATCCAACAGATGTTTTATTCCCACCAATGGGTGCAACATCTGGTCAGACTTTTACATACGCAGAAACTGCTCCAGTTATTGTAGAGTCTGCTTATCCTACATTTGGATCTACCTTGTCACATTGGGGTACTTCTGTAATTATGGACGGAAGATTTGATGATGACAAATCTCTATTGTTCACATATGGACAAACTAACTTTGCTAATATTTTAGCTGGAGCAACAAAGGGACTGTTCTCAATTCGTGTAGCACCATCCGCAGATAATGGTGGAGCCGCAGGTTTTGGACAAAGAGACATTGTTAACCGTATGCAATTAGTTTTGAGAGCACTAGACGTTACAACTAAAACTGCTAGTGCAAACCTTCTTGTTCGTGCTATTCTAAATGGAACAGTTTCTGCATCAACAACTTGGACAAATGCAGTAGGAAATGCTTCAAATATTACAAACTCTTCACTTGCACAAATTGCAGATCACGGAACTGGTGCTGTAACGGTAGCTGGTGGAGAAATTACTGGTGGATTCTTCGTTAACTCAACCACAAGTATTTCCCTTGAAAATGTACGAGATCTTGGTAACGCAATAAATGGCGGTGGAACTGCTGTTGCTAACACGGGAATCTACCCAGACGGTCCAGATATTCTTACAATTACTGTAACAAATCTTGGTGGTTCGGCAGTAGACGTACTTGGAAGGCTTTCCTGGACTGAAGCACAGGCGTAGGAATAAAAATGGGTCTAAATAAATTAAACCATAATTATAACCAGCCTCTTAATGTTATTGGATTTACTTCAAAGTATGCAAATGTAAATAATTTATTAGTTCAAGCAGCAACTTTAGCTTCTGCAAGTGTTTCAGCATTGAATGCATCTACTTTTACAGCAACTTCTGCAGATATTGGAAATGTTTCAAATAGAGAACTTCAATTTTTAGATGGTGCTACTTCAAATATTCAAACACAGTTAAATGCTTTGTCTGGAGTTGGAGGTGTTCCAGCTGGATCTCTTACTATGTATGCTGGAGCAACAGCCCCAAGTGGGTGGCTATTGTGTAACGGAGCTTCGGTATCTAGGGCTACTTATTCAACACTTTTTGGAATAGTTGGGTCAACTTATGGAGGTGGAGATGGATCTAGCACATTTAATTTACCAGATTTTAGAGGACGTGCACCAATTGGTGCTGGAACTGGTGCTGGATCAAGTACTGGAGCGTTTACAACTGGTGCTCCAACTGGAACAGCCCTAGATGCAAGAACACTTGGAACATGGGGTGGTGCACAAACACATGTTCTTACAATAGCACAGCTTGCAAGTCATAGTCATCCAGGTCAAATTGTATTTGGTTCTGGTGGTGGTGGAAGTAGTGCTGTTGTTCCTTCGGGAAACAACCCACAGGCTCAACCAACCACTGGTTCAACTGGTAGTAATGAGGCACACAATAATATGCAACCATCTTTAGTAGTAAACTTTATTATAAAAACATAAAAAAATACTATAATATGAAAGGTTTTTTATTTAAGATATACCTCATGGTATAATAATTTAAGGTGATTAACTATGGCATTTCCAGGTACATATAATTTTAACTACTATGCAGGTGATACTTTTGAGTTTTTTGTTTACCCCAAAAATTCAACTGGTGGAGTCTTTGATAACCTTTCTAGCTACAGTGCATTATTTGTAGTTGGTGAGTCTAGAGGTGCATCTGCATCTGTTATAAACTCTATTACTGCTTCAACAGACGCTTCAGCAACTGTTCTAGATGGAGACCATGTTTCCTGCACCATCAAACCAGCTGGCGGTAGGAAGTTAATAAATCCATCATACTTATATGATTTGCAAATTCAAAATAATGCCAGTGGAAAAATATTTACACTTTTGACTGGAACAATAAGTGTTACACAAGATGTGGCGGTAACGTAGCATGGCAATAGATACTATTATTTCTAGTGATGAATTAGTTGTAGTTGGACCACCTGCCTCAGTATCTGTAAGTGTTGATGTTGGTCCACAAGGAGAAAGAGGATCTCAATTCTATTATGGATTTGGTCTTCCTACAGCAGCAGCAAATGTAGCAACTCTTGTAGATGCAAAAGTTAGCGACTTGTATATAAATAATGAACTCGGTGGAAATTATGGAACGGTCTATAAATTAAATACAATTCCTGGTGGTACTGCTTGGCAAGGAATATTAAAATTTCAACCATTATCGCATAGTGTTAAAAAGCCAGTTGATTTTACAGCTGGAAGTGGATCGGTATTTATTCCATTAACAGGAAGTGTTGGATTTTATCCAAATGCTCCAGAAGATTTAGATTCAGATACAATTCTTGTTCAAGCAACTGCAGAATTAAATAATCCAGCTTTTATATCTATTTCAAATAAAAGCATTCAAACAATTTCAGGTGTAAAAACCTTTGTTGCAGAATTAAAAAGTGCACAACTATCTTCAGGATCTGTATCTTTAATATCAGCATCTGCAGTTCCTATAAATTTCTATATAACTGCTGGAGCGGGTGCTTAAAATGCCACAACCAATTAGTGAAACAAAAGGTCTTTTATTTACTCCAGCTTTTGATACATATGTTCCAGCTCTAGGAGAGAGTGCAAATATTCAAGATGCATTAGAACTATTTTATTATGGAAATTCTACAAATGGAAATACAATTGATGGAACTGATAGCATTTATGCAAACCTTGTAGATTTTAATAATAGAATTAATGCAATTGATACTTCTACTCATGTTAATGCAACTGCTGCTCATGGTGCTACTGGTGCTGTTGTTGGAACAACTAATGAACAAAATCTTACTAATAAAACATTGACTACACCAAAAATTAATGAAGATGTCACTCTTACTGCTACATCAACTGAGCTTAATGTTCTTGATGGTATTACTGCATCTACTGCTGAACTTAACTATGTTGATGGTGTGACTTCTGCAATTCAAACACAAATTAATTTAAAACCAACTCTTAGATATGAAGGAACTATTCTAAATAGAAATATTTTTGTTCAAGCAGCACAACCTACAGCAGTAAATATTGGCGATATCTGGATTGATTTCTAGGACCTATTATGGCAATAGTCTGGGGTTCTTGGAGATATGGTGGAAGTGGATCTAGTGCAAATGGAATGCGTGTTGGCTTAGATGTATCTTGGTCAGGTGTAGATTCTAGCTCAACTAGTACAACTGCAACAATTGGTGTTTATACTGAAAACCAATATACACATAACGATCAACAAGTTTTAAACTATGGCGGATCAATATCTGGAACTACAAGCTATAATAATACACAGGGCGGAGCCCAAACTTTTCGTGCAAATAAAGGATACACACATGTATATGGAGCAAATCCAGCATCATTTACTTTTACAGCATCAATTTCTGGACACTATCTTGGAATAACTCCATCTGTTAGCGTTTCAAGTACAACTCCAACTAGACCATCTCCTCCACCCCCACCTCCTCCCCCACCTCCAACTCCTCCACCTCCAGCTCCTCCACCTCCAACTCCTCCACCTCCAACTCCTCCAACAGTAACTGTTCCATCTGCACCTCAGTCATTTGCTGCAAATACTTCAACAGTTGGACAAATTGGTCTATCTTGGGCAGCACCAGCTAGTAATGGTGGGGCTACTGTAACTAGTTATGCACTTAGAAATGGTACAACACTGCTTCAAAATACTGCAGCAACATCTTACACGCATACGGGGCTATCTCCATATGCAGATTACTCCTATACAGTTACTGCCGTTAATTCAGCTGGAGAAGGAACTGCTGCATCTTTAACCGCCAAAACCATTGGTGGAATTTTTAAAGTATGGAATGGCTCTGCCTGGGTAGTGGCTTTCCCTAAAGTTTGGAATGGTACATCTTGGGTAGATTCTCAAGCAAGAGTTTGGAATGGATCTCAATGGAGCTATGGAATTTAAATATTTGACAACTTTATAACTTTAAGATATAATCTTACTAAGTACTATAGACAGGAGAAATAAAATGGTACTCAAGTTAACAAAATCACAAAAAGAAATGGTGCAATCTTATGGTCGCTCATTTTTAGGTGCAGCTCTTGCACTATATATGGCAGGTAATACAGATCCATATACATACCTATATGCTCTAGTTGCTGCATTTGCACCAGTTGCTATTAGATTCTTTAATAAGAATGATATTGCTTTTGGAAAAATTTCTGGTAACTCAACTTCCGAAGAAGTTGCTGCAGAAGTTGTTAAAGCAGTAAAAAAGACTGCTACAAAAAAGACGCAGAGTAAGTAGTAACCTATGCCAACTCCGACAATTGCTTTTTTAACTTACGACTGGTCTTTTGGTGTAAAACCTTTACAACCAAATGGATGTGGCTGGTACAGAGCATACCTTCCAATGAAGCAATTGAAGGAGCATGGCTGGGAAAGTGGAATTGGTCTACCAGGGTTTAGCGAAGAACATGCTTTTGGTATTTTAATTCCAGATGAAAGAGCAATACATGGATGGGACATAGTTGTTCTAAAACTAGTTATGCTTAAAAGATTTGTTGACCATGTTAAAAAAGCAAGAGAGCTTGGTCAAAAAATTGTTGTTGATATTGATGATCATATGGAAGGTCTTGAAGAGACTAATCTTGCATATAAAACAACTCATCCAGATTCAAATCCAGATAATAATAGAGATCACTATATTGCAATTATTGAACAAGCAGATGCCTTAATAACATCTACCCCATTCTTAAAAGATTTTTATCAAAAAAAATATCCAGACAAGCCAATATTTTTAATAAGAAATGGTATTGATATTGAAAGATGGGGAATAAAGAGAAAAGACTATGCTGGTCTTCTTCCAAAGTTTGGATGGGTAGGGGCAACTCCTTGGAGATCTGGAGATCTAGAAACTCTTAATCCTTTCTTTGGAGAATTTCTAAAACAAAAACATTTAAAGTTTCATCATGCAGGAAATATTATTAATGCTCCAACCGCAGCACAACAAATTGGAATTGATAAAAGATATTGTACGTTTGAGCCAATGAAGACAATGATGAATGTTCCAGAATTATATAGAAAAATGGATGTTGGAATTGTTCCATTAAGAGATGTTGAATTTAATCATGCAAAGTCATATTTGAAGGGTCTTGAATACGGAGCCTCTGGAATACCTTTTATTGCACAAGCATTACCAGAGTATCAACTACTTGCTGATTCTGGAGTTGGAAGAGTTGCATCTACTCCAGATGAGTGGTTGGGGCATATGGAAGAATTGTTAGATCCAAAAATAAGACTTCAGGAAAGAGAAAAAAACTTTGAAATTATATCCGAAAAGTTTTCAATGAAGCAAAGAGGATATGACTGGGAAGAAGCTTGTAAAAAAATTCTTGCGTTATAATATAGGTATGGCTAAAATATATATAAAAAGTGATGAATACTCAGAACCAGTTAAAACTTTTTTAAAGAAATATATTAGACAAAACACTCCTCATAACCTAGCAGTTCATGAACAAAATGCTGACATATGCATTACTCTTCTTATTCCAGAATATCCAGCAGAAGAACTATTCAATGCTTATCTTTATAACAATGACAAAAGTATTGAAGAGCTTGCGGATAGAATTTACTATCAATGTTCAAAGGCTGAAATTAAAACTACATCACTTGTAAAAAGATCTATGCCAAGAGATGAGTATGAACTAAATTTTAAGTGTCCAACACTTATTATTAATCTAACAAATGATTCAAAAGAAATAGATGAAGAGGTTTATGCATTGGTAATTGGTCAAGGAATTGTTTCTTACTTTTCTCCTGGAACTGTCTTTAATACATTCTCAGTAAAAGACAAGATTAAAAAACCAGGGGATAAAAGTTTTGTCAATAGAAAATATATTCAAGAGTCAACAAACAACTCTAAAATATTATTTAAGAAGTAGATAAAGAAATATATCCTTTAATTCTTTGTATCAAATTAATTCCTGGATAAAAAGATGATCTACATCCAAGACAGTAAAAGAAAACTTTATCACTGCTGTCAACTCTAGAAATAACAGTATCTTGTGGATCAAATTGGCATTCTATTTTTAATGCTTTATTATTTTTTACAAGATCGTTATAGTGATTTACCTCTTGAATAGTTAAGTCCATTTGCTTCTCCTTGAATAGTCGTGTAGAATGTATCTATTACATTTTATCAGAAGGACGTGTTACACAATGTCATTTATTGACTCCAATGGATCTATTACAGATCCTTACCGCAATTTTATTCATATCTCAAGGTATGCTCGCTGGATTGAAAGCGAAAACCGTAGAGAAACGTGGCAGGAGACTGTTGACAGATACTGTAACTTTATGAGAGATCATCTTGTTCTTAATCACGGGTATAGCCCAAATGCAAAAGTATTTAGTGAAGTTAGAGAAGCAATTTTAAATCATCACATAATGCCTTCTATGAGGGCACTAATGACCGCTGGACCTGCTTTAGAAAGAGACCATATTGCAGCCTACAATTGTTCCTTTATCTCTGTAGATAGCCCTAGAGCCTTTGATGAGGCAATGTACATTTTGATGAACGGAACTGGTGTTGGCTTTAGTGTTGAGCAAAAATACATTAATCAACTTCCAGTAATTTCTGAGTCATTCTTTCAAACAGATACAACTATTGTTGTTGATGATTCCAAGCTTGGATGGGCAAAAGCCTTTAAAGAACTAATTGCACTTCTTTATCAGGGTCAGATTCCAAACTGGGATGTTTCAAAAGTTCGTCCATCAGGAGCAAGACTAAAGGTATTTGGTGGAAGAGCTTCTGGACCAGATCCACTTGTTGACTTGTTTAAATTTACTATTGAAACTTTTAGACTTGCTGCAGGAAGAAAGCTAAAGTCAATTGAAGCACACGACCTAATGTGTAAGGTTGGAGAAGTTGTTGTTGTTGGTGGAGTTCGCAGAAGTGCTTTGATTTCTCTTTCTAATCTTGACGACTTTGAAATGGCAAAGGCAAAGAGTGGACAGTGGTGGGAAGGTAATGGACAAAGAGCTTTAGCAAATAACTCTGCTGTTTATAATTCAAAGCCAAATACTGCTCAGTTTCTTCGTGAATGGAGAAACCTTTATGAGTCAAAATCAGGTGAGCGTGGCATCTATAATATGGATTCTGTTCGTAAGCATATTGATAAGTTTGGTCGTAGAGATTCTAGTCTAGTTGGAGGAACAAATCCTTGTGGAGAAATTCTTCTTCGTCCAAATGAATTTTGTAATTTAACAGAGGTTGTAATTGATGCAACTGATACAAAAGAAACACTTCTTGAAAAAGTTCGCCTTGCTACCATCCTTGGTACATGGCAATCAACTTTGACAAACTTTAAGTATATTAGAAAAACTTGGAGAGATAATTGTGAAGAAGAAAGACTTCTTGGTGTATCTTTAACGGGCATTTATGGAAATAAAATTACTGCTACAAATGGAAAGGCTCTTGAGGCTCTTCTTGATGAAATGAGAGATCTATCTGTTTTAGTAAACAATAAAGAGGCTAAGTCTTTAAATATTAATCCGTCAGTATCAATTACTTGTGTAAAGCCGTCAGGAACGGTCTCACAGCTTACAGGAGTATCTTCTGGCATCCACCCATGGTATTCAGAATACTATGTAAGAAGTGTTAGAGCAGACAATAAAGATCCTCTTACACAATTCTTGAAAGACTCTGGAATTCCATTTGAACCAGATGTCATGAAGCCTGAAGCAACAACTGTATTCTACTTCCCAATCAAGGCTCCAAAGAATGCAGTTCTTACAAAAGATCTTACTGCAATTGACCACCTTGAAATGTGGAAAACATACAGAACTCATTGGACAGAGCATAATCCAAGTGTTACTGTAAATGTTGAAGAAGATGAGTGGATGCGTGTTGGTGCTTGGGTGTTTGATAACTTTGATTCAATTGGTGGAGTATCGTTCTTGCCATCAGTAGAGCACTCTTATAAGCAAGCTCCATATCAGGAAATTTCTAAAGAAGAATATGAGTCATGGTTAAGTAAAATGCCTGACTCAATTCGATGGGAAATGCTTTCGTTATATGAAACAACAGACGGAACAACTGGAAGTCAAGAACTTTCTTGTGTTGCTGGAGCCTGTGAAATTGTAGACATTACAAGCTAAGCTC